TCTCATACCCAAGGATTTAAAATACATGAAACAAGAAGAGATTAAGGAGTTATTACATGGCAATTAGCAGAGAGTTAGAAGAGCAATTAAAGAAGGCTAAAGAAAAAAGCAGGGATAGATTAAAAAGAATTAAAGAGTTAGAAGAAGACTTAAAAGAAGAGAGGCTTCACAATAAATTTTTAACAAAGAGATTAGGAGACTGGGCTGATAGAAATTTTAGTATACGTCAAGAACTAGAAACCATGACAGTCGATAAGGTGTTAGCCAAGTCTAAAACCAAAGAAGAGTTTCGACAACTTCAAAAAACACAAGAGTTAGCTGAAGCTGTAGATAAGGCAAGAGAGGATGCCTCTAAGTTAAACACCTCTGGATTAGTTACAAAAGGAAAGGAAGAGTAAATGTTTTTTGACAAAGTACACTTTGAAGGAATAATAAAAATATCGGAGATAGATATAGATGCAAAGCTTACATCCCAAGTCTATAGAGGTTGGGACAATGAAGATAATATACCATACGAGAGTTGGCATTATCACTTAACTATGTCCAACCACAGGCTTGAAGTAGATAGAGATAAAGGTATTGATACAGGCTATACTGTCACTGATAAATATAAGGAAAGACCTGAGTACCATGTTCCCTACATATCCCAAACAGGATTTAGGTCAGACTTTTTTATGTATGAAAAGAAACCCGAGCAATTAAAATCAAAAGATGTTGCTAAACTATTAGAAGGTAGGGTTAAAGTATTACTAGGTAAGAACTTAGAATTTATGAAAACTAAACCTGTAGAGGTAGTAAGTAAAATACCTGAGGAGGCGTGGGAAGATACAGATGAATAACCCATTTCCAAAATATAAAATCATGGCAACAGTCGAGAGAACTTTTACATTTGAAGTTCCAGGAAATGTCAAAGATTTACATGAACATTCTGATAAGAAAGCTAGAGAACTTATTGCAAAAGAGTTAGTGGATATGCAACAGTTTAATTTAGATGTTCAAGACTTTATAAATAATTGTAATATTAGAGTGGAGGATGATTACACAGATGAATAATTCAGAAGAATTAAAAGAGGCTTTATCTATATTAAGATTAGCACCTAGGTTAGAACAAGTATCAAAGAGGTTTGAGAGGGCGGCGGATGAAAAATTTGATGGCATTAAAAATTATAAAGCTTTGCTTAAGAAAAGAGTTTTATCAAAAATACAAAAACAAAATACAAAAAAGTAGTCTAGCTAATTTGTTAGATGTCTATGCAGTTATAGAAAAAACTTACAAAGATTTACCTAACTGTAAAGAAATACTACACGATGATTTATATACTAATTATTTAAATTATAATCCTACCAATACACAATCTAATAAAGATAAAGCAAAGCAGGTTGTGACTGACTTAGATACAGTTAACATCAATGAAGACAATGTTGTAATGACTATACAGCAGATTCATCAATCACAAATTGTACATGAAGCATCACAAAGACTTTTGGATATTTATAAAAAGGGTGGCGGGGATGTAAAAAGTGTTGTTAAACTTTTACAACAAGAAGAAACTATCGAGGATAGTATTCAAGAAGTTACAAAAGATTTGTATGAACTGCTTAAAGAAATGGACTACAGTAATCTGTTTCAATTTTCTGCACCCTCGTTATTAAATCAACAAGTAAAGGGTGTTGGCAAGGGACACTTCACTGTCATCTTTGCAAGACCGGAATCTGGTAAGACTGCCTTTTGGATTAACATGGTAGGTGGTGAGAATGGTTTTGCATACCAAGAAAAAGTCAACAATATAGCCATTTTTTGTAATGAAGAGAAGCCTTCTAGAATTGTTTTACGATTAATACAGTCGTGTTCTGATATGACTAAGAGCCATATAGATGAAGAGCCTGAGGTAGCTAATGCAGAATGGGAAAAAATAAAAGATAAAATTCATGTCTACGATTGTAAAGATTTTACTGTAGAATCAATAGACAGTTATTGTGAAGAGTATAAACCTGATGTAGTTATAGTGGACCAACTAGATAAGATAGAACTATCAGAAAATTTTGACAGTGGCCATGAAAAATTAAGAGAGATATATAAATTAACTAGAGACATAGCTAGTAGAAGGGATGTGTGTATGTTTGGTATATGCCAAGCGAGTAGTGATGCTCATGATAAAAATCACATAAGCTTTAATAACATGGAGGGTAGTAAGACAGGTAAAGCAGCCGAAGCTGATTTAATTATTGGTATCGGAAAGAAAGATGATTGGGAAGGTGCGGAAGATTTTACTAGAACATTGTGCATTAGTAAAAATAAATTAACGGGTTGGCATGGTATTATTCCTTGTAAGATTGTGCCTAGTAAAGCGAGGTACATAGATTAATGATTAGTGTTTTAGATATAGAAACAACTTTCACCCAAGACGGGGATAGCACCCCATACAATTTAGCAAACAAACTAGTAAGTGTAGGAGTAAACGATGAATATATATTTTTTAATCATGACGAGTTCACTGGCGATATTCGTGTTAGCCATAACAAACTCCAGTCAATTTTAGATAAGACAACATTAATGGTAGGACATAATCTTAAGTTTGATTTATCCTGGCTATTGGAATGTGGATTTAAATATGAAGGCAAAGTATGGGATACTATGGTTGCAGAATCTGTTTTGTACAGGGGACAAAGAAAACCTTTAAGTTTAAAAGAATGTTGTAAGAGAAGAAAGATAGGAATTAAATATGCTACATTAGAAAATGCCATAGACTCTGGTATGGGTATGGATAAGATACCTATTTCTGATTTAGAAACCTATGGTAGGAATGATGTGACTATAACAAAAGATTTATATTTACAACAGGACTTAGATTATAAACGAGAAGCAAATAAAGGACTAATACCTACATTAGAAATGATGTGTGAGTTCTTACTTACCTTAGTAGAGATAGAACGTAATGGTATATATGTAAATCCTAATACACTAGATGAACTTAAAAAGGCATTAGATGAGGAGTATAGTTCTATCAAAAAAAAGATAGAGATAACTGTTCAAGAGATGATGGGAGATAGACCATACAATATTGGAAGCCCCGAGCAGTTATCTAAAATCATCCACTCTAGAGAAATAATAGATAAGAATGATTGGGCAGTAACTTTTGGCTTGGGTACTAATGCAGCAGGAACAAAGAGAACTCCTGTTAAATATCCCGACCATACATTCAGACAAATAATTGAGACAAAAACTAGACCTGTGCAGTATGAAGCAGGTGTAAAATGTAATACTTGTGATGGTGCAGGTATCCGTAGAAAAGTAAAAACCGATGGTACTTATTTTCAAAGACTTCATAAGTGTTCTGAATGTAAGGGGGAGGGTGTTTTACTAACAGCTACAGAAAAAGTAGCAGGTTTTAAGATACCCATAAGAACTCAAAAGAATATAAATTCTAATGGTGGTATAGTATCAGAGGCCAACTTACAATATATCGCCGATAGAAATACAGGAAGAGTAAAAGAATTTTTGATATACTTAATTAGATTTAGACAGGTATCAAAATACTTATCTACTTTTGTGGAGGGTATAAAAACATATCTTAAACAAGATGACATGCTACATCCTCACTTTAGTCAAACTAATGTAGTGACAGGTAGACTATCTTGTTCTGAGCCTAACTTCCAGAATATACCAAGAGGTGATAAACTACCCATTAAAAGAATAATACAATCTAGATTTGATAATGGAGAGATTATTGAAATGGACTTTGCACAATTAGAATTTAGAGTTGCTGCTTTCTTATCCCAAGATTCTCAAGCTATGCAGGATATTTTAGAAGGTGTAGATGTCCATCAAAATACTGCTAATGTTATTGGTTGTGTTAGACAAGATGCAAAGGCACATACATTTAAACCTCTCTATGGTGGTTTTTCAGGGACTACTGAAGAGAAGAAATACTACGCATGGTTTAAGAAAAGATATAAAGGTATAGCACAGTGGCAAGAAAATACTGAAGATAAAGCTATAGCTACATCCTTTGTTACTCTCCCAAGTGGTAGGCAGTATTACTTTGAAGGTATAGCAAGAGGTACTTGGGGTGGTTCTAATTACTATACCCAAGTTAGAAATTATCCTGTTCAAGGATTTGCAACAGGTGATATAGTTCCCGCAGCTTGTATTGATATTTATCATGCAGTAAAAGGAATGAGAAGTAAATTAATAAACACTGTGCATGATTCTATTATTATAGATGCACACTCATCGGAGGTAGACCATGTCATAACTAAACTAAAGAAGGCTTGTGATGGTATCACACAATCTATTAATAAAAGATACAACATAGATTTTAATATTCCCCTTGACTATGAAATAAAAAAGGGGCATAATTGGTTAGACCTAAAACAAATATAGGAGCATATATATATGACTGAAAAAACAATCTTTGGAGACATGTCCGAAGAACAAATAAGAGCAGAGACAGGTATGGGTACGAAAAGTACGCCCTCATACATTGTTAATCTGCGAATAACTAACAACCACAAAGACAAAAATAATGATGATAAAATTACCCAACATCTTGGTAGCTACAATGTTTGGGATAAGGACACAGAACAATTTGTCTATGCAGATAAGATATCTTTTAGACCCTTCATGAAAAGACAACAATACATGACATGGGATAATAAAGAGAAAACTTTTTCTGCTGAGTCTATCTTAGTGGCATTTGGTGAAGAAGCTTTCGATACACTAGGCACTACTAAATGTGGTTATGTCACTACAAAAAATAGAGCAGACTTAACTCCTGACCAAACGGAAAGGGCAAAGAATACAAAGTTCTTTAGGATTATGTATGGCTTAATGGATATTAAAGGTGAAAATTCAAAGGGTGATAAGATAACTCTGAAAGATTATCCTGTCCAACTAAAATATTCAGGTGGTAATGCTATTGTCATGAGTAATCTAGATTCTTTATTATCTAACAAAGGAATAATGTGGTCTAACTCTGTAGCATTAGGAACAGAAGAAAAGACTGTTGGAGGTAATACATTTTATAATATAAAGTTAGGTAAGATAACACCTCTTGATGTACCTGCTAATCTTTTAGAAGATAGTGATGACGGCAGAGCCTATCAGTTATTTAAGAATGATATTACCGCTAAGAATGAGCAGGTTATGGATAAGTATCACGCCCATTTAAAAAAGTATGCTGACGAAAGTGCATTAGTATCTAAAGTCACCAACGCTTGACAGAAGAAATACTAGATAAAATAAAACATTTATTGGTGCGGGCTGAAAACCAGTCCGTTCCTATAAGCGAAGAACTCATCGAACAGTTTGGAGAAGACTGTAAGAAAGCAATCCGAAAACAATTCAAAGAAAAAAGAGATACCTCATTTAGAATTAGAATGTCAGGTATCGGTAAACCTCTCTGTCAATTACAAATGGAAAAGTCTGGGGCCAAGAAGGAACCCATGCCTTACAATAATAAACTAAGATTTTTATTTGGGGATATGATAGAAGCATTAACAATGTTATTATTAAAAGCTTCTGGAACTGTAGTAGATAGTGAACAAAAACAAGTCACTAGAAAAAGTAAATACTTTGAGAAAGGTCTCACAGGTACTTATGATGTAGAGATTGGTGGTAAAATTTATGATATTAAATCAGCTAGTGATTGGGCATATAAGAATAAGTTTGCTATGGGATTTGAAGCAGTTGTAGATAAGGATGTCTTTGGATATAAGTCTCAAGGATATCTCTATGCAGATGCAGAGAATAAAAAGTTTGGTGGTTGGATTGTAGTTAATAAATCAACAGGGGAGATGTGTATAGTATCAGCACCTAGAAGTGATACTAAACATAAGAAAGAAGCTTTGAAGTTAGCCGATGATAACATAAAAGCTTTGATGGAAAACAAACCTTTTGAGAGATGTTTTGATGATGTAGAAGAGAAGTATAGAAGTAAACTAACAGGTAATAGAGTGTTGAGTAGTGTCTGCGGGTTCTGTTCTTTCAAACAAGATTGTTGGGGAGATAAGATACAGCACTTACCTCAACAAGTCTTTGATGATGAAGGCAGACCTCGTTCTAAAAGTCCTAGATATTATTGGTATACTCATGTAGCAAACAGAGGAACAAACAATGACTAAAAAAAATGATACTACAAATGATGGTATAGTTATACTATTAAAGCCCCATAACAAAGGTAAGTTTGCCGTGGGTATAACTAGCGACTATGTGGCAGACACATCTGAAAAAGAAATGTGTAAGATGGTGGCACTGGGAGTAGCCCAACTTTTATTAGAAGACCCTGACCCTTTTTATGAAAGGGGTATAGAGATATCTGCAAAGCTAGATGAAATTGATATGTCTGATGCGACAGAGTTTATAAAAGAAGATGATGAAAGTAATATAGTAGACTTAACTAAATATATAAATGTGAAGAATCTTAACTAGGNGTACACATGAAACATAATTCTAATTTTAANCANGACCTAGAGTGGGGTAAGCAAGGTGAGATAGTAGTAGGNGAAATACAAGAAGGTGAGAAGACTGAAGTAAAGTCTGANAGAGATAAGTGGATTAAGACAGGCAATCACTATTGCGAATATCAAAGTAGAGGAAAAGAAAGTGGTGTCCGAAAAACTCAAGCAGAGTGGTGGACTATAAACTTTTATAGCGGCGATAGATTTTGTTTTAACATAACATTAAAAACAAAAGATTTAATATATATAATTGATAACAATAAGTTTAACAGTGTGCCTGGGGGAGATAATAATACCTCTTGGGGATACTTAATTCCTATTATTAAGTTGATTGACTATAGTAATTATGTTTTATGAATATGATTATAATATTGACTTTGAATACTTTAACAAACTTAGTGCTTATGAAATGTATGGTGAATTAATGTGGACTATAGATAATGATGGGAGATTAATTGATAGAAAACTATGTTATAATTCTATAAACTTGAAACAACTTATTCATATTCTTTATGTGGGTATAGTTGGAAAGTCTGATATAAAATATATTTTGTTTAAAGCGGCAAATAAAATAGCATTACTAGAAAAGTATATTACAAAACAATTTAATGAGGATTATATTGATGATGTGGAAGATAAGATATATACTGTAGAAAAAGAGTTATTAGATATGGTAGATATAGAAAAAGAATATGACAAAAGATATGATTATTTAAAACAAGAATATGGAGAAGATAAATGAAAACTGAAGACATACTAAAGAGTGCATCTAAATTAGTTTCTGGTGACAGAGCAAAAGCTTATGGAGATAAGAAAATACTCCATGATAAGATAGCTACTATGTGGTCTGCTTATACCGATTGTGAAATCAATGCAGAACAAGTGGCTATGATGATGGCTATACTAAAAATAGCTAGGACAACAACAGGAAGTAGTGCCGATAGTTATACTGATGGTGCTGCATATATTGCAATAGCAGGAGAAATACATGACCAAAAATAACGAAGCACCTCAACAAAAACACTATGTACTAAGTGATGAGCAGAGGAATACTCTACTACAATACTTAGCTAACAAGCCTTTTATTGAAGTGCAAAAATATATTAATTTATTAGCGGGACTAACGGAAATCAATGACAACATCTCACCAAACTTCATTAAAAAGTAAGGATGGCTTTCAGTTATATAGTTGTAGAGTTTCCTATTCCAGAGTGGATGGAAATTTTTATTGGGATGAAGAAACTTTAAATACTAAAGATTTAATAGATGTATTTAAAAAGAAGTATGGTACAAACGAACCTTACTCTCACGATAAAAAACTCTTAATACCTCTACCGCATATACTAAAAGCAGTAGTAGTTCATTTAAAAAATGAGTACACTTACTCTTATAAAACAACCCAACAATTATTAGATAAGTTAACTAGCTAGTTCTTCCATTCGAGAAGATAATTCTTTAGCCCTGTTAGGGGTTTGTTTTGCCCATCTAGAATCGAGCATCTCTGTTGCCGCAACAGAATATGATTGACTCTTTAACGCAACAATCATGTTCTTAAATTTAGATACACCATTAGCACCCATTTGGAAAATCATTTCACATAATATTCCTTGTGCTTTTATATGTATATTTAATTCATGTGTACTACACAGGTCTTTCATACTATCCCATGCTTTATTAAAATCCTTTTCAAACAGTAAGTCCCAACCTTCTTTGGTTGTAGGTACTACTTCTCCCTCTAAAATTTTATGACCATAGCCACCTGTTAAGTGATTTTCTGTGCAGAAGTAGGGGTCTAGTCTATAACCCTCATGTTCTTTAACTCTATCCATTAGTTCTTTTTTAATTATATCTACCATACTATACTCCTATTTCTTTTTAGTTATTAATCCCATAGCACCTTTTGCACCTTTGATACCGAAACTAGCAGAACATGCTATGTATAAGAGATGCTTGTAGTAATCAGGCAAGGAGTGAAGTGCCTCAAACCCTGCTTTAATGTGAGGAGTCCATCCCGGTATGAAAACTGCCACTGCAGGAACTAGAAGACATATTAAAATTAGTTCGTCTTTCCAAGAACCTTTCATTTGGTCGACCGCACTGGCCTCCCACGAAATTTTT